GGGAGTTATCATCTCCATCGACAACTGTACCCGAAACTAAACCTTTGCTACCTCTGCTTTGTCCAAAAGCGTATATCCCACAGGATAACAGTAGCAGCCCCATAACCCAGTTTTTCATTATTCCGATCTAATCAAATGTTTTAACGCTGGTTTGACATCAAAACATTTTAAAGGTTTAATATTGCAACCTTTTTTAAAACTTATTTTTTTCTGAACGTTTTTTCTATACGATGCTTCTGATACAAAAACTCCCAACAAATCACACAGATAATCAGATAAACTATTCCGACAGAATTGTCGGCCACCTGCAAATCTTGGTTTACTGCTCCCTTTATCAGCATCACGATGTAATACACTCCCCAGATATATAAGGCATATTTCATAGCTTTACTGCGCAGACATGCCGTCTCTTCGGCCTCATCCTTTACTTTAGAGAGAAAAATCATGAACAGCGACAGCCAGACAACCAACTTAATCCCCAATTTTACATAAATCAGATTCCCGTCGTGTACTTGACCAAACATATACATCAACAAAGGCACAAAAACAGATAAAATAAGTAATGCGTATCCTGCTATTCTACAGGCAACCGGTAATATTCCTTTCATAAATCAATTTATTGGTAAATTCAGCACAAAAATAATTAATTGTCAACGTACACACATGTACTTTTTACTTTTTTTCTATTTTTGCAGGAAAAACAATAGATTTATGAGTAAACAAGAAGTTGTAATCTGCCATAACCTGGAAGAAAACCTGCAAAAGGCAGTCACCAGCAAAACATACGATAAATTATTTATTCTGACCGACGAGCATACGCGCACGTATTGCCTTCCGATTATCGAAAAATATCCGTTTCTTGCACAGGCAGAACATATTTGCATCGGAGTGGAAGATATTCATAAGAATCTGGAAACTCTTGCCTACGTATGGAGCCAGCTTAGCAACAAGGGAGGTACACGCCACTCACTGATGATCAATCTGGGCGGAGGTATGATAACCGACCTGGGTGGTTTTGCTGCTGCTACTTTCAAACGAGGTATCGACATGGTTAACATTCCTACTACATTACTGGCCATGGTAGATGCTTCTGTAGGAGGAAAGACAGGTATCAACTTCAATGGGCTGAAAAATGAGATTGGAGTGTTCGCACCAGCCAATTATGTTCTGATAGACTGTGAATTTCTTAAATCACTCGATTATCCCAATATCTTGTCGGGATATGCGGAAATGCTGAAGCACGGACTTATCAGCAACACGGAGCACTGGAGCGAGCTTATCAAATTCGATATGGAGCACGTAGACTACAAGCATCTGCAACAACTTGTCGCTACTTCCATCGAGGTAAAAGAAAAAGTGGTAGAACAGGATCCTTTCGAGAAAAATATCCGCAAGGCCTTAAACTTCGGACATACCGTAGGTCATGCATTCGAAAGTTTTGCTCTGGAAACAGGACATCCTGTATTGCATGGATATGCCGTAGCATGGGGAATGGTGTGCGAACTATATTATTCACATCTCAAGGTTGGTTTCCCCAAAGACAAGTTACGCCCTACCATACAGTTCATCAAGGAGCATTACGGGAAACTGGCATTCAGCTGTAAGGATTATGACCGTCTGTACGAGTTTATGAAACATGATAAGAAAAATTCCTCACTGGGCAATGTCAACTTTACCCTACTCGGTGAAATAGGTGATATCCATATCAACCAAAGTGCCACTCAAGATGAGGTATATGATATGTTCGACTTCTATTGCGAAACAATGGGCTAAAAGGCATTATTAAAGATATTACAGCGACAGCTTATTCTAAAAAAGCAGAAAAAAGCATATGAAATAATTTGCTAATTTAAAATAAAGCCTTACCTTTGCATCCGCAATTCGGGGTGTAGCTCAGCCCGGTTAGAGTACGCGTCTGGGGGGCGTGTGGTCGCTGGTTCGAATCCAGTCACCCCGACTGGGGATAAGGTAACTGTTTGATAATTAAACAGTTACCTTATTTAGTTTTAAAACACCGGGACAATACCGGGACAACACAACAGTGTTGTTTAAGCTATTATTAACCGTTTAGCGAGGATTATCTTCTTAATTCTCGTTAAAAAAAAATGTCTACACTCGAAAAAATCAAGAGTTATACGCCACCAACACTCCATTGTGGCCGTGAAACCTATATAAGTTTCAACGCTTACGATCCGGCAGAAGGAAGAATGAAGCGTAAGAGAATCAAGTTAAATGCCATTGATCCAAAACAGCGAAAGAAATATGCCAATGACCTTATTAAGAGATTAACTGAAAAATTAATCTTAGGGTGGAATCCATGGATTGAGAAGGAAAACGACACAGCATACATGTTATTTAAAGATTGCTGTGAAAAGTACAGGCAATACATCGATAAGCTATTGAAAGATGGTACTTACCGGTATGAAACACACAAGTCGCTTGCATCTTATCTGAAGAACATGTTAGACTGGAACGATAGAAGGCTAATACCTATTACCTACATCTATCAATTCGATAAGGATTTTTGCGTTCAGTTCCTGGATGAGATTTATATTAATCGAGATAACACAGCATTCACTCATGATAATTATCTAGGATTTTTGCGTCAGTTCGGGCACTGGTGCTGTCAAAAGAATTACTTAAAATCAATACCAACAGAAGGGCTATCGGTGCTTGGCCGAGGTGCTAAGAAAAAAAAGAGAAAAACGATAGAACCACACCATCTCAACATGGTACATGATTATCTCGAGCAAAAAAACAAGCACTTTTTATTGGCAAGCTATATACTTTATTACTGTTTTATCAGACCGGCTGAAATGGCACGCTTGAAAATAGGAAATATTAATCTGGCAAAACAAACAATATATATAGAGGACACAATCTCGAAAAATAAGAAAGACGGTACAATAACACTACCAGTCAAGGTTATACATCTAATGCTAGATCTTGACATATTTTCATCTCCTTCTAGTTATTATCTATTTTCCGAGGGATTCATGCCAGGAAAGAATAAGGTTTCGGAAAAGATTTTCCGCGACTATTGGGTCCGCTATGTCCGGAAGGATCTGAAGCTCCCAGATTGTTACAAATTTTACAGCCTGAAAGATACAGGTATTACGGACATGCTAAGACATCAGGATGTACTGAGTGTGCGTGATCAGGCGCGACATAGCAGCATCCTCATGACTGATACCTATACGCCACATGACATCCAGAAGGCTAATGAAATCATAAAAAGTTACGAGGGAGAATTTTAATATAATTTAGATAATGTTACGCACTCGAACATTATCTAAATAAAAATCAAATGGAAAAGACAATTAATATCGATAGCATACACATCTTAGATGTCATACGCAGAATACACTACAACGAAGAACAGATTCTTGATATAATTGAAGGTCTATCCGAAGCAGCCAGTTCATTGTGTTATTATGATGAGAATATGCAATCCGTCAAGGCTGTTGTGGACGCGCAAAAGATATTGTGTGAATTATTACGAATTGAATTGTAGTAGATTGAATTAGGACATTATGGGTATATTTTTTAAAATATACCCATAAAATACCTAAGAATTTTATAACATCAAAAAAATTAAACTTTTAATTTCCTGTTAACGCTCTTCAGATCCTTAATGATAGTATCACTCATAACCTCCGAGTAGATCTGAGTCGTCTTAACGGATGTATGCCCTAAGATCTTCTGCACAGTCGTTATAGCAACCCCCTGATGGACGAGTAATGTAGCACAGGTATGACGGGCCGTATGAAAAGTGAAATGCTTCCGGATCTTTGCATGCTGTGCGATATAAGAAAGAATCTTATTAGTATCAGAATTAACTGGTATACTCGAGAAAATATCCATGTTGGGATAACTATTTAAAATCTGCATAGCTTTCCCGTTAAATAAAAATGCCAGTGGGAGTCTGACTGTAATATTTGTCTTCAACATATCAACACACAACCAAGGTGAACGGTTAATTTGAACCAAATTAGTATTATTCAAGGAACGGAAATCTGAATATCTAAGACCTGTATAGCAACAGAACAAGAAGGCATCGAGTACGTGACGTATCTTTTGGTCATGCACTACCAGGTTCTCCAGCTTTCTCAGTTCGTCCGGCGTTAAAAATGGCTTCTGAGGTTTTTCCTGTTTAATCTTATACTTCCGGAAAGGGTAAGAATCAGCAGGCATATAACCGTCATTAATAGCTTCATTGATTAGAGTTCTGAGCTGCCTCATGTGTTTGGCAACAGTATTAACACCTTTGCCCTGCTCACGTAACCAACATTCGAAGTCTTTAAGGAAAGTATAAGTAAGGTCGGCAAAATCCAATCCAGGACGGAATTGCTCTAGCTGTGAAACCGTAGACATGAGATTTTCCTTAGTCGAATCCCTCTTGTCACTATGAGAAATAGCGGATCTGGCGAAAGTAGGAAAGGAAATAGAAACAGGAACTTTCTTGTGCACAGCATCACGCAAGAGGGCAAGAGTAGGTTGAATACCACGTTTCCACAAAGCCAGTTCAATCCCCTGCAGGTGGAGAAGATATTCGAAGAGCATTGCATTAAGATCTACAGATTGCGGATGGTTTACGACTTGGGACGTGTCTTTATCCCAGAATTCCGGGCGAAGATACAGATTAGTTGACAGGTATATATTGCGCTGATTAAGTTTAGCTTCTACTTGAACCAATGCACACCCTTGTTTGTTTAAACGATTTTTTCTGTTAAAAACTAACCGATAACGAATTTTTTGCATTTTTTCGCCCGAAGGTACTATGAAAAATGGAATAAAAACGAAGCCCCTTCCAGATATAACTTTGGTCGGGGCTACGGTTTGCTTCAATAAAGTTTATTCTACACTGCAAAGATAATATTTTTTTTAAGTATCGCTATTCTTAATAAGGTTACATATCCATTCAGATAGGTATCTATGATTTGTTTATGTTATTATCTTTGCTCCACCAATCAGAGCCCTCACGGTTGATTATCATTACAAAAAAGTAAAGGATTTAACCCGTGGGAGAACTGCTAGATGTTGATAATAAAATCCCTATTAAATTCCCAGCTACATCAGAACAATTCACAGGTAAAAATTGGGTACATTTAACGACAATAAAAAATGATGGTGCGTTTGCTCGTGTCAGTTCGATAATGCAAGTACAGTTTGGTAGATATGGTGCTGATAGGCAAAGTGTCTTATTGTTGGGTATTGCACATGGTACAACATGTACTCCTTATGTCATAGCTTTAGGGACTAAAGACAAAGTTGATGTCGGATTAAAATTAGCTTATTATTTTAATAGTAACGACAATACAACGTCTATTTATATTACTACAAATTTAACCAACGGAGCTGTTGGCAAAATATGGGTAACCAAATATACTGCTTTAAATATAATAAACGATGATTTCTCAAGGGTAGATACATTACCAGAAGGCGCAGTTGAAATAGAACCTTGATCTAATAGGAGGCTGCGCTGACAGCCTCCTAAGATAGAATGATAGGTGTAAGCCCATCTATGCTCATATCAGACATTTCTTCATATTTAACATTGTCTTTATTTGTCGTACCGACTAGTCTTATGGTTGATTTATTAGAAGGTGTAATTATATAGACGGATGAACTGTCATAATAAAATTTATATTCTATACGTTCATCAGGTGCATTATTGTAGGTGCCCTTTTCTATATTTACTTGTTGATTAGCATGTTTTATGATTAAATGAACAAACTCCTCAAAAACAGAGCGTCCTACAAACTCCAAGATTGTTTCAACGTATTTATCTCTACTTATAATTCTAACTTTTTTATTCGGAGGAAGAGTGTGAGCCGTCGATGTTTTGTACATGTTTGCACTCATTAAACCTTTTTGAGAAGGTGATGCTACTGGTAGCAGTTCTCCCACAGCCAAATTTGCCTCTTTCTTTGTAAATATCTATTTTTGACGTAAAAATGGATAAGATAAAATACCGGCTTGTCTATAATCGCAAGAAGAAACTTAATAAGCAAGGAACAGCACTCGTACAAGTAGAAGCATCATTGAACCAGCGCAAAGTATATTTCAAAACAAATGTTTACTTACACCCAGAACACTGGGATAAGCGGACCTCTCAGATTATCGTTCATCCGCAAGCTGATGATTTAAATTCTATGTTGTTTGAGTTTGTTCTATACCTTCAGGGAATAGAATTGGCTCTATGGAAAAGAGGAGTTCCAGCCACGTTATCCTTACTGAAGGACGCAATGAAGAAGAACCGTCCGGTTAATGTTACATTTCCTGTCTTTGCAAAGGAATACGTTACACATTCTGATAGGAGAGAGAGTACAAAGGAGAATCTGTATACCACCATAACCGTATTGCAGGAGTTTAGACCAGGGCTAGATTTCAAGGATATAACGTACACGTTCTTGAAGGACTTCGAGGTATATCTTAGGGAAAAAGGTAACGGAATAAATACCGTGGCAAAGCATTTGAGGCAGCTCAGAACATTAGTCAACGAAGCCATTAACCAGGGATATATTCATGCAGACGCTTACCCGTTTCGCAAGTTTAAGATAAAGCAGGAAAAGGGAAGGCATGAGTTCTTGACTCCGGACGAACTGAAAAAGCTGGAGAACCTTGAAGTTAGCGATAGGAAGTTGCGTCATGTGCTGGATGCGTTCCTATTCTGTTGCTACGTCGGTTTGCGATTCTCTGACTTCTGCCAGTTATCACCTGCAAATTTTATCAAGGTAAATGGTAAGAAGTGGCTACACTTCAAATCAATCAAAACAGGTATCGAGTTGCGCCTTCCGTTGCATCTGTTATTCGAGGGGAAAGCATTGTCTATTCTGGATCGCTACTGTATAACAGAGTTTGCCAGTTTAGGCAGTAATTCGGAAGTGAATAAGGCTCTGTCTGCTATTGCTGGCATGGCTCGGATTAAGAAGCACGTAACCTATCATACTGCCAGACATACCTGTGCTACTCTGTTAATCCATCAGGGAGTGCCGATTACGACAGTTCAGAAGTTACTTGGCCATACGTCTGTCAAGACAACAGAAATCTATTCGGAGATTCTTTCATCAACAATTTTGCGAGACTTGAAGGCAGTAAAGAAAAGGACAGTTGTAAAAAACTTTCAAAATTATGCTTCAGCTCGGTAGAGTATGGGTAGATTTCATGTGATATACCTAAAATATACTGACAAGCTTTGTCAGTCGATTTGAAACCTTTTATTCTTTGTTCGTTTTTAACTTGTTTACCTTCGCTGAAAAGCCTTGGTAAATGAGTAGATTTGTATGTGAAATAGTAGTTGCGCCCATGAGCGTGTTCCTTTTTCTGGGGATGCGCTTATGGGCGTTTTTTGTTTAATTTAAAACCTTATTGTATGAAAAGTAAACTGATTCTATTGGTCATTGTAGTGGTCGTCATTATTGGGCTACTGGCATATTACCAGTATGTTCCATTTTGGGTGAGTATCGTATCAACTGGAGCATTCATATTTGGTGTGTTTTTGGGATGGTTAGCAAAAGGATGGTCTGATAAACATGTAAGCTAATGGAAAAATATGTAGGATTCATCACACAAGATTTGCGGGCAGGCGTGGCAATTATATTCGCCTGCCTTGTGCTTATAGTCTTTGCCTGTCTACTGGATATGTGGACCGGAATAGATGCTGCACGGGCCAGCAAAGAAAAGATATGTAGTCGACCTTTACGAAAGACAGGTACGAAAATCGTGGACTATTACAGGCTGGTTATGTTCTTCATCCTAATTGACATTCTGGGACTATGCTTCCCGTGGTACACGCTCCCTTATGGAGCTGTTATCGGTACAGCTGGAGTTCTGTTTGTAGAAGGTTTCTCTGTCGTGGAGAACCTCAGGAAGAAGAAAAGTCATGCTGCTGAAGTTGCTGATATGGCCGCAAGAATTGTTGAGTGTCTAACTCCTGAAGAAGCACAAAAATTAATTAAGAAGATAAAGGAGGATAAGAAATGAATAAGATAGATGCAATCGTGGTCCACTGCTCAGCTACACGTGCAGGGCAGGACATTGGCAAGAAAGAGATTAATCAGATGCACGTGGCTCGTGGTTTCCAATGTATCGGGTATAATTATGTAGTAAGATTGGATGGTACGGTAGAGGTTGGTAGAAGCCTGACTATAGACGGTGCTCACTGTAATTCTAAGGGATTTTCCGGAGTATCGTACAACAAGCATAGTATCGGTATCTGCTACATCGGTGGGCTGGATGCTCACGGTAAGGCTGCTGATACACGAACGCCTGAGCAGAAGGAAGCGATTGCTAAGCTGATTAAAGAACTGTGTGCAAAGTACCAGATTGTAGAGGTCTTGGGACATCGTGATACTTCGCCGGATCTGGACGGTGACGGTATTGTGGAACCGGAAGAGTGGACAAAGATGTGCCCTTGTTTTGATGCTAAAGAGGAATATAAAGATTTGCTTGCAGCATGAAACTCTATAACTACATAATTAAGAAGGTGAGTCGGTGCATTACACTGGCTCCCTTCATGTGTTTGCTATTCGTAATCTGTTCCTGCCGGACAGTGAAATATATTCCGGTAGAAACGATAAAGGTTGATACGACCTATATAAACAAATTACAGCGTGATAGCATCTACATGCTTGACAGCGTATATGTAAAGGAAAAGGGAGATACAGTATTGATTGAAAAGTATAAGTATCTATATCGTGATAAGTTTATACGAGATACACTCTATATGGCTAAGACGGATAGCATCCAAGTGCCTTACCCAGTCGAGAAGGAACTCACAAAATGGCAACAACTCCAGATAAATTTTGGAGGATGGGCTATGTGTATTGTAGCAATATCGATACTTATATTGATTGTGTATAAAATAAAGAAATAATATCTTTGTATCGTAGAATTGGCTTTGAAGCAGACTATCCCCAACTGCACGGCTCTTTCATTTAAGCTTAGATAAAGGCACATAATTCCCCCACCCACTTCTTATGG